ACGACGCTCTTCCGATCTAAGCAGGAGACGACAAAAGTTAAACCCTAAATCCTTTTTGACACTATGGAGACCGACTTGATAACCAACATTGACCAGATCCGGATAAGCGGCTACCGCGAGCTCACTGTTCGCGGGAAGGCGTTCTACCGGGAGAAGTGCAAGGAATTGATCCGCGACGGGGAGCTCCGGAAGAGCCACCTCCAGACGCTTCTGCTCTGGGCCGACCACTACGACAGGTATTGGAAGCTCCGGAGGGACGTGGAGACGGAAGGCGAGACCTACATCGCGCACAACCGCCAGGGCGAGGAGCTCCTCAAGTCCAATCCGAAGGTGGAGATGCGCGACAAGGCCGAGGCGAAGGCGTCGAAGCTGCTGGCGGAGTTCGGCGCCACGCTCCGGCAGTCCCGGAGGCTGGGCAAGGAGAAGACGCCGCCGAAGTCAGATCTGGACAAATTCATGGAGGGACTGAACGGTGATAGTAAGGCCTAAGGTACAGCAGCGCGTCGAGCGCTACGTGGATGACGTGCTGTCCGGGAGGATCCTTTCCTGCCGGACCATCATCCTCGCGGTAACGAGGTGGAAGAACGACATGGCGAACCCGTCCCTCTACGTGGACTGGGGAGTCCTGGAGAACTTCGACAAATTCGCGGGGCAGTTCAAGCACTACAAGGGCCCACTTTCCGGCCAGCCGTTCTTCCTGGAGGACTGGGAGCTGTTCATCGCGGCGAACGTCCTTTCCTTGAAATGGAGGGCCACAGGGCGGCGTAAGTACCGGCAGGCCGACATCGAGGTGCCCAGGAAGAACGGCAAGACCTTCTTCGTGGCCGTGCTCGCCCTGTTCATCCTCCTGCTGGACGGGGAGTCCGGCCCGGAGGTGTACACGGCGGCGGTGGACCAGGCGCAGGCCCGGCTCTGCTATGACGCCGCCGAGACCCTCGTGATGAGGTCCATCTTCGCGCCGATGGTCAAGAAGTACAACTGGGGCCTGAAGGTGCCGTCCTCGGTTGGTGTGTTCAAGCCTCTGAGCAAGGACACGGAGAACAAGGACGGCCTCAACATCTTCGCGGCGATCTGCGACGAGTGCCACGCCTGGCCCAACACCAAGATGATGGACGTGATCAAGACCGGCACGGGCGCCCGTTCGCAGCCCATCATCTTTAGGATCTCCACGGCGGGGGTGGACACGTCCGTCCCTTACTTCCGCGACATCGAGGACTACATCAACGAGCTGGAGGGCGTGCTGCCCCTGGAGGAGGACCACTTCTTCTTCTTGTACACCCCGGACAAGGGTGACGACTGGGAGGACGAGGAGGTCTGGAAGAAGCTCAACCCCAACCTGGGCGTGTCGCTCTCGTGGGAGTACATGAGGAGCATCTACCAGGAGGCGAAGACGCGCGGGGGCACCTACGTGTCGGCCTTCAAGACGAAAAACCTCAACATGTGGGTGGACGCCCCGGACTTCTGGCTGGAGGACCAGGAGGTGCTCGCGAACAACGCCGACTTCGACGTGTCCTCCCTGGAGGGATCGGACTGCTACGTGGGGCTCGACCTCGCGTCCAAGAGCGACATCTCGGCGGTGTGCCTGTTCTTCCCCCGTCAGATGGTCGCCCGGTTCCTGTTCGTGGTGCCTGAGGCGAAGCTCCTGGAGCAGGAGGACCGGGTGGATTACAAGCTGTGGCGCGACCAGGGCTGGCTGACCGTCACCCCGGGCAAGGTCCTCGACGAGGACTGGTTCGTGGACTTCCTCCTGCAGCAGCTCTCCCACTACCGGGTGCGCTGCCTGGCTTACGATCCCTGGGCGATGTGGAACATCGTCCCGAAGCTCCGGAAGTACGAGAGCGTGCTGATGGCCTACCAGCAGAGCATCAAGTACATGTCGGTGCCGACCAAGTGGGTGGAGACGGAGGTCCTGTCCCACCACTTGAATTTCCTGCACAATCCGGTCATCCGGTGGATGTTCCGGAATGTCGTGATCTACACGGACCCCAATGCCAACGTGAAGCTCGACAAGGCGAAGAGCCGGAACAAGATCGACGGCGTGGTGGCCCTGGTGGATGCGGTGGGCGGATGGCTCACCAAGACGGCGGGCGAGAAGAAAGCCTACCATGACCACACTTTACGCACTATCAAACTATGACCCTTTACATACACCGCCTTGTGACCGACGAGGGCTTCGTCCGTGAGTTCTGGAGGCGCCTCCACGAGATGCGCCTGAAGGATCCGTCGGTGACGCAGGAGCAGGTGTTCGAGCTGCTGAACGAGGAATACCGGGAGGTGTTCGGGGAGAACAGGTACAAGTCCTTCGACGCCTTCCGGAAACGCCGCGACAAGCGGTAAAAGCGCCCTCCTGGATTGATATACATTTTCGGAAAATCCGCCAGCACTTTCTCTTGCATTTCTCCTATCCTTGTGGTGAAATGGCAGAGAAATCCAAACGCAAAGGCCTCAAAGCGGCCCTCCGTAGCTGGTTGCTGGGACCGGTAAGCAGCTTCGGCCCCTACGTAGGGGGCTATAACAACGGCATTGACGCAGGGGTGACCGTCAACACGGACACGGCCCTGCGTTTCACCGCTGTTTTCGCGGCCATCAAACTCCTCGCTGAGAATATAGCCGGTCTTCCCAAGTCCGTGATGTCAAAAACGGACGACGGAGGCTACAAGCCGGCGGTCGAGCATCCCGCTCATCGGCTCCTGTATGTGCGTCCCAACGGCTACATGGACATCTTCACTTTCTGGTTCACGATCATCGCCTGGATCGCCGGTAAGGGCAACGCCTTTGCCCTCATCGAGTACAAGAAGGGAAAGCCGGTCGCCCTCCATCCGGTCTTCCCTGACTGGGTGAAGGTCGTGTTCGTGGAAGGTGTGAAGTCCTACGTGGTGGAGGCGAAGGATCCAGATTTCGCCTTCCTTGACGGGACGTACCTGGAGCACGAGATGCTTCACTTCATGTTCTTCACCTTCAACGGCCTGTGGGGCATCGACCCCATCAGCTACAATGCTGCCGCCATCGGTGAAGGCATCGCAGCGCAGAAGTACACGGCCGACTATTTCCGGACCGGTGGTGCCATCAAGGGCACCATCGAGACGGACCAGGCCCTCGGCGACGAGGACTACTTCCGCTTCATGGCGCACTACAAGGCCACGGCGGGCAACGGAGAGACCCCTTTGCTGGAGTATGGCTTCAAGTACAAGGCCATCAATCTCTCCCCGGAGGCGTCGCAGTTGATCCAGGCGAAGGTCTTCTCCATCGACGACATCGCCCGGATCTTCTGCATCCCTCCCCACCTCCTGGCCGAGCTGAGTCATGCGACGTTCAGCAACATTGAGCAGCAGAACATCTTCTTCGGCGAGTATTCGCTGAGGCCCCTGGTCAAGCGGCTGGAGAAGCAGCTCGAGCTCAAACTCTTCACTGACCGGGAGCGGGAGGATCATCACATCAAGTTCGACCTGAACGGCCTGATGCGCGGCGACGCGCAGGCCCGGGCCGTCTACTATGAGAAGGGCATCAACGCCGGCTGGATGACTCCCAACGAGGCCCGCGAGTTCGAGGGCATGAAGAAGCTCCCCGGCCTTGACGAGCCCCGCATTCCGCTGAATTACACAACCGTCGGCAACGACACTAATCCCGAAGAACAATGAACCCGAGACCAGTTTTGAACCTCTGCCGTAGCAACGTCGCTACGATCAGCGCCCCGACGAAGGGGACGGTCACGAAGAACAGCATCGTCGTCACCGGCACCGTGGAATGGTACAAGGACGGCGCGACCTGGGGCGTGGCCTACAAGAAGGACAGCGCCTCCAGCTGGACCCATAAGGCAAGTACCTCCAAGTCCATCAACGAGACCCTGACCAGCCTCACGGCCTCCACGAAGTACAACATCAAGCTGTACGTGAAGTTTGATGGCGAATACCAGTACGGCTCCGCCATCGACGTCACCACGTCCGCTGCCGAGTAAACCCGTAGAGCCATGGAAGAGAAAATCCTCAGACGCTGGAGTGATTCCCCGGAGATCCGCAAGATTGACGAGGAATCCCGGACTGTCGAGTTCGTGGCCAGCGACAACTCCGTAGACAGCTACGGCACCGTCATCCCGGTGGACAAGTGGGACCTCACCCGCTTCCAGAACAACGGCATCATCGGCTACATGCACGACGTGTATGGCGACTCCTGGACCAAGAGCGCCGACCCGGACGACGTCATCGGCAAGGGCGAGGCCTGGGTCGAGGACGACAAGCTCATCGTCCGGATCACCTTCGAGCCGGCCGACCTCAACCCGAGGGCGGACAAGATCTTCCGCAAGCTCCAGTTCGGCTCCCTGCATGCCGTCTCCGTGGGCTTCCGCGCCACGAAGAAGGGCCACATGGGTGACGAGGAGCGTGGCGAGGATCCGAAGGTTTACTACTACAACGGCCAGGAGCTCCTGGAGGTGTCCGTCGTCAACATCCCTTCCAATGCCAACGCCCTGAAGCGCTCCATCGAGGAGGAGCGGGCCGGCTGGGAAGTGGAGGAACCCGAAATCAGAAAACCCGCCGAGGAGGAGGTCAAGGCCCCCGAAGCGGAACCTGACTACACATCAATAACCGCCAGGGCCCGCGCCCTTATGGCAAAAAACATCTAACACAATGAGAAACTCCAACGAGATTTCCGCCGAACTCGAGGCCCGTCTGGCCGAGTTCGAGTCCTGCCAGGATGCCGCGCAGCGCAAGGACCTGGCCGGCAAAGTCGAAGAGCTCACCGCCGAGCTCAAGGACGCTCAGCTGAGCGAGGCCGCCCGCAAGGCCCAGGCCAACCAGCGCGTCCTCACCCCCAAGGAGGAGAAAGAGATCCGCTCCTTCTCCATCTCCAAGTTCCTCCGCCAGTCCCTCCCGGGCGAGACCATGGACGGCATCGAAGCTGAAATGGCCCAGGAAGGCAAGCGTGAGTTCCAGAACTGCATCAAGGGCAGCGCCGAGGGCGTGTTCCTCCCGTCCTCCCTGCTCCGCTCGTACGACTACACCAACGCCTCCGAGTCCGCCTACGGCCAGGCTTTCATCGAGCAGACCGCTCTGACCTACATCGGCAAGCTCCGCAACGCCACCCTCGGCCGCCGGCTGGGTGTCCGCTACCTCGACGGTCTGCAGGGCAACATCGCCTTCGTGACCGGTGGTGCTGACGCCGCCTGGGTCGCCGAAGAGGCCGCCGCTTCCAAGCAGAAGCCCGCGTACAGCAAGGCCGTCATGAGCCCGAAGCGCCTCCAGGTGCTGCAGGGTGTCACCTACGACCTGATGCACCAGAGCTCCAAGGCCCTGGACAACCTCATCATGGAAGACATGGTCAAGGCCCACGCCGTGGCCCTCGACGCCGCGATCTTCGCCGGCTCCGGCTCCAGCGGCCAGCCTACTGGTGTCCTCGCCGCCTCCGGTGTCAACTCCATCACCATCGACGCCTCCAACGGTGGCCCTCTGACCCACGATCTGCTCGTCCAGATGGAGACCGAGGTCGGCATCGACAACGGTCTGCTCGACGACACCCTCGCCTACGTGTCCAACGCGAAGGTCCAGGGCAAGCTCAAGACCATCCCGCAGATCGCCGGGTACCCGTACTACCTGATGAACGACGGCAAGGTGAACGGCTACCCGTTCTACATGTCCAACGCCATCCCGTCCAACCTGGGCACCGGTACGGCCTTCTCCGCCGCCATCTTCGGTAACTGGAGCGAGGTCCTCGTCGGCAGCTGGGGCGGCTTGCAGCTCATCGTCGATCCGTACACCGCCAAGGCGAACGGCGTCCTCGAGATCTCCGCTGCGGCCTACCACGACGTGCTCGTCCGCACTCCGGCCGCCTTCTGCAAGATCGTCGACATCACCACCGTCTAAACGTCTGAACTATGACCGAGAGAAACTTTGTCGGTATGGCCGAGACCGGGCTCCTTCAGGAGTTCAAGCGGCATATCCGTATGACGTCCAATGACCTGGACGCGGAGCTTCGTGCCAAGCTGAGGGCCGCCGTTCGCCATGCGGAGCATCATATCGGCAAGGTGATCCTCCGGTCCGAGTTCGTCACGACGGTTCCTTTCGCATCCTCCCTGACCCTCAAGGCTCCCAACCCCATGGTCGAGAGCCTTGAGGTGGACGGGGCGGAGGTCACGGGCTACGGCCTCGACGGCCGCGTCCTCAGTGTCCCGCAGGGTGTTTCCGGCGAGCAGATGACGGTCACGTACGAAGCTGGCTACGAGTGCATCCCCGACGACATGAAGGCCGCGATCCTGATGCACGCCGCGTCCCTGTTCAACAATCCGACGGACAGCGTGGAGGTCCTGACGAAGGCCTCCCAGAACCTGCTCCGTCCTTATCGGAGCTGGGGGCTGGATAATGGAGAACAGGATTAACATCGGCGAGCTGGACACGAAGGTGCTGCTCCGCTCCTGCGAGATCTCCTACGGGAAGCAGGGCGCGAAGAAGTACACGTTCAAGGACTACGCCGAGGTCTATGCCAAGGTGGACCGGAACGTCTCCGAGAACGTCACCAACACGAACCTCGAGGAGGGGCAGGAGATCACCCTGACCATCTACAAGGTCGTGGCCCTCACCACCCGCTGGCGGGTAGTCGTGGAGGGACGTGCTTACGAGATCACCGGCATCGACCCCATCTCCCGGGTGTCCCCGCTGTGCCACCTCACCCTTCATGCTGTTGACTGATGGCTGAATACCGCACATACATCACCGGCCTCGACGATTGCCTGAAATGCTTCGACCAGGCGCCGAAAAACCTCCTGAAGGTGGTGAAGCAGGCGCTCAGGGACGGAGGCCGACAGGCGGCGAAGGAAATGAGGAAGGCGATGCCCCGACGGTTCAAGCGTCTGGTCAGCATGAAGGTGGTGAAGGGGGCGGTCTCCGGAGACTGGAGCGCACTGGTGGGAGCCTTCAACAAGGTGAAGAGCGGCACGAGCGAGCCGGATGACTGGTTCAAAGCGTATTGGAAAAACTATGGCACCTTGACGCACCGCGACAAGAGCCACAAGTTCGACTACCCCATCAAGCACCTGAACCGTAAGCGTCGGAACGAGATCGGCCAGCCTCACGAAAATTTCTACGACGGAGCCATCGGGCCCGCGCAGGACGCCTTCATCCGGGCCTTCCAGGACAGCGTCAAGAGACAAGAAGACAAACTTAAGGAAAGATGACCGAATACCTTCACGAGAAACTTGTGGACACGCTGAGAGCGCACGGCGTCAACCCCGCCCTATCCGAGGACGAGATTGACAGCTACCCTTATGTGACGTTCGAGCTGCCTGTCGAGTATCGGTACACGAAGGACGGCCCCTACAAGATTGTCGGGAACCTAGATCGGAAGAGCGTCGTGTAGGGAAAGAGTG